ATATCGCGGCAAGCAAATTCCAACATACCGCGCGGTCATGCGGTTCATCTTGGTCGCCACGCAGCCACTTCAAATAATGACGGACGGAACTGTTCACGTAATTTTTTAACGGCATTCCGTTGCGCCAGTTGTTTTCCGTATATTTTTTAGCCCCTTCTTCAAAATGGATGGATGTCTCTAGCAACATGGTTTGAATGTCCCACCGGCGAACCTCGCAGAACCATTCAATCGCTGCATAAAGATGACGCACATCGCCCTTTTCCGTAAAATCGGCAATAGACATAACCACGCGATGTCGGTAATCGTGTGCCGGAAGCAAAGGAGATAGGACATCGAGAGGCAGGAGGTCGCAACGCCCCTTGCCGTCTTGGACATCCCGCTGTGCAAGTGGTGTTCCGTCATCGTCATAAAACTGCGTCCGAGCTCCGCTATCTTTAATGCTCATACCTTGCCCTCCATCTTCGCGACCACATACTGGCCATAACTCATCTTGTGCGCTTTTGCTTCTGCTACCACGGACTCCAGTGAAGCTGCACCACTCTGCTGAGGCACATACTTGCGCTGCTTTCTGTGTGCGCGTAGGCCGTTTCTCTTTCTCCAACTCTGGACGGTTGTCGGTGCCACACCGCACCGAACAGCTATTTGAGTGTCGATATACCCACGCTCATACAATTCCAGTGCCAAACGTTTGTCCATGCGCTTGGCTCTTCCGAAAACGGGTTCTCCCATCGTTACCTCCGTTAGTAATAAAAAGTTTCGCGTTCCCACACCTCTTGAGCGTCCGTGCCTTCGACAAGCTCTTCTGCGGTGATGCCTAGATAGTAAGCGATTGCCGCTATGATCGGCTTGCGTTTTGGGCCTCGGTAGAGTGTTTTGCGGGTCACGCCTGTCGCCAGGAATAGGTCATTCAGAACCTCGCCACGCTCATCCAAGAGATTCTGCACACGATAAATAAACTTAATCATCGTAATCTTTTAGATGCCGCCCACAGACCAACGACCAAAAACAGGATCGCTTCCACGCTGATAGTTGTGGCAACACCAAACCAAAAAGGATTTACATACATTATCAAGGACTCCCTTCTTTTTTATATCCGCACTGCACACCACATAAGCCGTGTTCCTTTACGGTGAGTTGAATGCGGTGTTTACAGCCGCGACAGCAGTACATACAGATATGAGTGCCAAACACTTGGTTAACCGCCGGGTGCTTACAGTTACCAACAACACACTCAGCGAATGCCCTGCCGCACTTATCACAGCGAACGTGAGGTTTGTACAATAGCCAACGCCTCCTCCACTGAATGAGCGCACCCGGCGATGGCGCCGGCCGCCCTCATAGCAGATAAGAATTTCGCTTGATCCTGCCGCGGATGCTCCCCCGGCAGCTTTACTTCTATGTAGATTGCTTTGCCGTCCTCAATACGATGCCCGAAAATATCCGATTCGCCATGCTGACCGATATTCACGATTGCTCCGTACTTTGTGTAGAATTGGCCTACAGTGTGGTTCCTAGCCACACAGCCGTTCTGACACAGGGCGGCTATAATTTGATTTTGGAGTTTAGTTTCGGGGTTTATCGATATCCCTCCTCGCAGATATCTACGATATGTCTACACAACTCTTCAGGGACAATGCTTCGCTCTTTGCTGCCCTTCAGACCTTGAGTGCCGGTTCTTGCTCCCCGAGGGGCTGATACGTGGCAGGGGTCGCCATTCTTGCACATTGGTTTGAACTTCGGGTCGGGATGGTTTGTCCAGATATCTGTTGGTTTCATGCGGGTGTCACCATACTGGCAGTATGTAACAGTGTATCTGGGTAGCCCTTGCATCCACGTCATCTTTCGCATGCCGCCACGGGGATTTTCGATGAAATAAAATCTTGGATTCAGTTCGTGAATAAGATTAAGCACGTGCTGATCCACTGCGTCGCACACCTTCGCGTAATCGCTCACGGGGTCAAGGTTGCCGGTTTCGGGGTTCTTTCGTCTATGGTGGCTGATTGCCGCAATGCTGAACGTCGTGCAATCAGGGCTGGCCCAAATAACATCAGGCCTTCCAAACTTCTCGATGATATCTGCCGCCGTGACGTTCATTACGTCGTCACAAAGGTCGATGTCCTCGAAATTTTTATCCCACTCAACGCTGAACACCTCGTGTCCATGTGCTTCGAAGGCTTTGCCGATACTCCTCGTTCCAGCAAATAATTCCAAAACCTTCATTTTGTTTTCTTCCTCTCTAACTATGTGTATGTTCATGTTCATACACTGTTTTTATCGGCGTCTCCCCCGCATTACTTGGGCTGCCCAATAAGCAGGGTTCCGATATCCTTTTGCTTTGCCGAGTGCTACCAACTCTTCAAACGTTTGCGCTCTCCCCTGCTCTGCCCTCGCTTTTTTCTTTTCGGCCTCCACCCGAGCCATCTCTTCAGCCGTAATTCGCTGTAACTTAATTTCCTCGTGGGCCTTTATTTCGCGTGGGTGCATGGGGTACTCCGCCCCGCAGAACGGACACACAGGCGCAGTTTTGAATGTCATGAAGCACTCCGGGCAGGAGCGAATGTAGAAGTTTCCTTCGCCATTAAGGCGAGGTTTTCGCTTCAGAGGCTCACCCAGCGACCACTCTCTCGGATCATCCGGCAAACCGATTCTCGTGTAATTACCAACGAAATCGATTATTTTTGCCGTCTTGCCAGGCAGATAACGCATGCAGCGCATCATCTGTTGGATTCCAAGGGCCACGGATTCGGTCGGCCGCAGGAGCATACAGCATGTCACTTCATCGATGGAAACGCCCTCAGAAATTATTCCGACGTTGCACAGGATTTCGAAATCCCCAGTTCGGAAACGATCCATGATTTGCCGTCGTTGTCTCTCTGGAGTAGAAGCCGACAGGAACTCTGCGGATATTCCAGCCTCAGATAAAGCTCGTGCGGTAGCTCGAGCATGCTCAACTGAAATGCAGTATGCGATGGTTCGCTCGCCCGGAGCAAATCGTTGATAGTTTTCAATAACGTCTCCATAGATAGCCCTCTCATTCATTAGTTTTTCGAGATCCGAAGCTACATAATCTCCGGCCACTTTGCGGAGGCCGTCGGTTTCAACTAGCGTGGGTGCATAATATTCGTATGGCGCGAGGTTGTGGTGATCGATGAGCCACTTAACATCCACGCCCTCAATCATGGCGTCAAATATGTCACCCAACGGCTTGCCGTCCAATCTTACTGGGGTGGCTGTCAACCCGACCGTCCAGGTATCGTAGTGCTGGATAACCCTCATCCACGAATTACTTCTGCTCAGATGGGCCTCGTCAGCCACAATGAGCGCCGGTGTTGGATACCGTCCCAGGCGATTTGCTTCTGTTAGGATCATCGACACACGTGCATTCTCTATGCCGAGGTTACGGAACAGTGACTCGTGCTGTTCTTTTAGCTCTTGGCGGTGTGTAAGCACTAGCACTTCACCCTTGGTTTTCCGTACCATCTCAGCGAACAGATAGGACTTCCCCGCCCCACACGGAGCTACCACCAATGGACGGTGGCAGCCCCGCATGAAAGCGGTTTTGGTTTTCTGAAATAGGTCGAGTTGATACGGTCTAAGCTCCATAACTTAGAACGGCAGCTCCGTACCAGAAAGGTTCACACCAGGTGCGGGTGCTGCGCCGCCAACGTTTTTCCAAGGCTCCAGCTTATCCTGGTTCTTTCGGTTGATAACGTAGGCAACCTTAGCGCTCGTGTTGCCGTTGTAGTCCTCGTGCTTAACACGAACCGCACCGACCTTGCCGATCCACTGCTTGCCGGAGCCCATGCTGTAATCGGAAATGCCAAAGCAGTTGAAGAAATCGCCCACACGCTGATGGGTCTTCTTAGAATCGTTCTTATCGATCACCAGGTAGAACCACAGCTTGCTGCTGTAACCATTCACGGAGAGGGTGATTTCATAGCCCTCGTTGCCGCTGTTGAAGGTTCTCTCTGCCACGTCCTCGATGCGGACGCGGTGGTCGCCGACAGGAACAATTGTGAAGCTCTGCTCCTCGTACTGATTGGGGTCGAAAGTCCAATTTGCCATGATTTGTTTTCCTCCTATTAATTAAATTAAAGTTTTGTATATGAGAACCGCGAATACAAACGCAGTCCACAGCAAATATGCAATCCGCAGTCTACGCTGCGCACGTTCCTCACGGGTTAGCTGTCGCTTTCGCATTGTTTTACCTCCAGCTCCGAAAACAGAAATCCAACCACATCGTGGAACGAATATCCGCTTGTTTTTCTGTGGCATTTCTTAATGATCTCCAACATCGCTTCGTGGTGAAGAAGTTCATCGTATCGCTGCTGGTCAACCTCAACGGTAGGTTGTCCCGCAATAATTGGACGATTGCTCATTTTGTCACCTCCGGCGCAGTAAAGATATCCTCCGGCAGACAGCCTTTTCTCATGAAGATTTGGTCCTTAGCCATCATCGTGTCGCTTCCCTCCAGGATGTAGCCCCAATGGCGGGTCCCGTCCTTAACATAGGAGGACACGTAAGCGACAAAGTTACACAGGCCGCACACGTTGTTTCGGATCTTGGCAGGAATCGCAGGAGCGATATAGTTCACGACTTCGCCAGACGGCAGAGTTTTTTCGAACATGTCCTCCCAGCAGTTCAGCACTACGTTGGTTTCGCAGTAAGCAGCCTTTCGCACCAGGCTCTTCACCCTCGTGTACATATCGAGATAGTGCTGGCGAATATCTCCAGAGAAGCCTTTCATTCGAACATCAACGATGTGTGCGTCCATGATGTCAGTAAGGCAATCCACGATGATGTTGTCGTACTGCTTGGTTTTAGTTGCTTCAATGAAGGTGTTTTCGAACCCCTTGAAGCTCTCGATGGTCTTAATCGTCAGGTTCGGGCGTTCGAAGTTTCTCAACACCAACGACGAGTTATCGCTGCTGAGAAGAAGGGTCTTTCCGGGGATCCGGGTTGAATTAACTGTCTTTCCGGCGCCCGGAGGGCCGTACAAACACATAACATATGCCATTGTTTTTCCTCCTAATTTACCCACAGCAAACACGCGGGTAAAAAAATATAATTTATTCTATTCCGAGGTCTTTCTTCGACCGGCCCAACAGATTACTGTTAATCGGTTCAGTCAAAAGCTTCGTTGCTCTGCAATATGGGCAATCGTGACCCTCGCATCGCTCAGGCTCAATCTCGCCGTTCTTGATTGCTTGAAAACGCTTGATGCCAGCTTTAAACTTTGTCAGAGCCGTGTTTAGGTCGAACTCATCGACTTCTGCCACCTCAACATCGGGCGGATCTTGTTTGGTTACGATCACCAGATAGCACGGTAGCTCACCGCCACCATTCTGCCGAACAAGCTCTTGATAAACCGCCATCTGCATATCGTACCCGTAATAAGAAATTGCGTTCTCGAAGAAATTAGGGCTACGAAAATCCTTTAGGTATTTCAGATCCGCGATGAACTCTCCAGGCTTATAGCTGTCGAACTTCCCTTTCACAGGAACTCCCTCGATTTCACCTGTCATAACCACCTGGTGTTCGCCGGACAGAAACTTCATCATGAGTGGCTGCCTATGAACACATTCGATTGCCTCGTCGGCCTGTGCTACATCTGCATATGGATCGCCGTTCTTTTTGAACAGTTCTGCCTGGTTTTCCTCGACGAATTCGTCCTGTGACTCCTTCGTCCCAGTCAGCATCTCGTCAACGTAGCTACCAAGAATCAGCGCTCTCCCCCGTTCCGGGACATACTCGCCTTTCAGTTCTGCCAGTGCGGCGGCCTCGCATTTGGCAAAAGCTTTGAATTGCGAAACACTCATGAATTCTCGGTTCGCTTTTTCGCTGTAATACGTTTCCTCAGATAAAGTCATCCGCGACCGCCTCCTCATACCCGTGTTCAACACATGATTCGCAGTAAGGAACGCCACAAAGGTTGTAAAAGAATTCACCGTCTAGGATGTCTTCTTTACATATGCGGCATTTATGTACCGCCGGTGGTTCGTCAGCGTTAGGACACCGCGAGTCGCATGGGGTTCTTCTACAAACTTCGCAAATATTAATCACTCCTCTATTGATTTTTCTAAAAATTTGAGATATAGTAACACCGAATCAAATGTTACCGATAGTCACAGTTACCCATGGTAACGTCTCGCTCGAATAGCCACGCGGTGTCGTTGACTCCGAAATATTGGCACAGACGAATCGTTTCAGACAATTTCCATCCAGCCAGACCGCGCATTCTTCGATATGCCGCGTGTTCGCTGATTCCCAAAATAACGGCAAGATCCTTGTAGCCTAAACTACTTTTATTCATCTCGGCCACTAGGTTTGGATAAGCTAAATACAATCATACCCCTCCCTCCTGTTTACTCACAGCAAACTGCATTTTTAATATAATTACGCTTTTCGAAAAATGCAATAGTTTTCTGTCAGTAAATTTAATTTCATCGTTTTGCACTATTATCGTAGTATTATTTTGTTATATTTTGCTAAAGAGGTGTAGAAAATGAAGACAACCGATAAAGAAAAAATCACTATTGAGTTTGGATCTTATATTCGCGACGCCAGAGAACGCAGTGGTATCCTGCAAGCCGATATTGCAGAACAGCTCGGCGTGAGCAGATCGTACTACTGCCTCATCGAAGCTGGTAAGCGCGAGATTTATTTCACGCTCGCAATGAACATCTGCCAGATTTTACGGATAGATATCAGCGAGTTCATGAAGCGCCTGAAATAACAAAAGCCCCGCAGCCATAACGGTTGTGGGGTTTTTATTTTATACTTGACTTTTTCAGAAAATCGAGATATTATACACATATACATACACATT